TCACCTCGGCCTTGGCCGTCGACACCTTCGCCGCGGCCGGAGCCGGGCTCGCATCTTCTTGGGGTTCGACTTCACCGGCCATACACGATGTCCTGCTTCTTCACGTGTTCGTGAGCGTAGGCGTTGGCGATCTCCTGCTTGTTGCGGAAGATCGGCCTGCCCATGTTGTCCACCCGGTCGTACGTCCGAGTCAAGGGGTGACTGTCCACGCCCGTCACCGGGTTCACGCCGGGACGTACGACCTTGCCCTCGGCGTTTCGGATCTCGATGTCGCGCCGCGGCAAGCTGTAGTCGACGCACCCGTACTCGAGGACCTGAACGCGCTGCACCGACGGGATGCGCACCCACGTCGTTCCCTTGCGGCGGATCTTGGTCCCGATCTTCGGCGCCTTGCCGATCGGGAACTCGAAGCCGGCCACGTTTCCTTTGGCGTCCTGGAAGTCGTAGATCATCAGACGTCACGGGTACTGCGCAGCGCCCGAGTTCGAGAGGTTCATCCAACGCATGAGTCACATCCCCTTTCCCGCGGGCTTCGCGGGTTTGTTCTGCTTCGAGCTCCTACCGGAAGGCCCCGCCGGAGCCATGCCGATGCGCTGCGTTCCGGTCTTTTCCGGAGCGCTTCCGAACGCACCCGGCTGTCCGCCCATGGGCAACATGCCCGGTGGCCTTGACGTCACCCCAGCCGGTTGCGCGCCGCGATCTCCAGCGAGCGCAGGATCCTGCTGCGGAGGATTCATCAAGGCCATAAGCCCGAAACCCTGCTGCAAGCGGATGAGACGCACGTCGACGATCTCGGGCAACGTCGGGAAGTTCAGCGTGTCCGCGCGCGCCTTGACCCACTTCTCGGGATCGACCGCCGGGTTCTGCACGACGAGCGCGAGCTCCTGCAAGAACGGAGTGCCCAAGTACATGCCTAGAGACGCCTGAACCTCGGGGCTCGTGCGCGTCATCGAGTAGGGCTCGATCGTCAGCTCGAGGTCCTCGAACGTCACGCCGCTCGATGGATCGTTTCCACCGCCGAGGAACCACGGATCCGGAGGCGTCATCATCAAGCCGTCCGGACCCTGTTGCGGAATCCCCATCGGCATCCCGCCCTGCGAAGCGACCTCGGGAGGGACCGGGAAGGCCACGCGATCGACGTGATAGAGATACCACGCCTTGATGCGCAAGTGATCGGCGAGCGCATCCATGAACGTGCGCTGTCGGCCACCCGTGCGCGTGTTCGTCGCGTCGAACGCGATCGAGTTCTCCGTCGCCGTCGCGCGCCCTGTGACCTTGCCGTTCGAGGCGTCGTCCGCGCCGAGCGTGCGGTCCGCCTTCAGGTCGAGGTACTGCTTGTACGCCAGCGCGGTCTCGCTGATGCCACCCAGCTCCAGCTCGACGACCTTCGTCTTGTCGATGCCAGCGGCCACGATGTAGTCGCCGTCCTCCGAATCGCGGATCACGTCCTGAACCTCGGGGGAAAGGCCGTCCCCCAACGCGATCTTCTTGCGCCGAGCGGCCGATCGACCGAGTGCGATCTGATGCGCTGCGCGTTCCGCAAGCACCGCGCTGCCGGCTTGGAGCGCAGACACCGGCACCTCGTCGTCGGGGACCGGGTACTCGCCATGCACCGTGTAGGGTCCGCCGGGAGGACAGAGGAGCATGTAGGGCGGACGCAGTTCCTTCGCGTCGTCGTGGCCGTTGTCGCTGGCGCCTGAGCACCAGAGCGTGACGATCGCGCCGTTGTAGCCCTGTTCCGGCCCCGGTTGCCCTTCGATGCGCGCGCCGTCCACGTACATCTCGACGTAGGCGATCTCACCGCGCGGCGGGTTTTCGCCCGACACCTCGGGCCGGTAGACGTCCGAGACGTCTTCCTCCTCGTCGATCGTCAAGAGCAGGTCGAGGTCCCACTCTTCCTCGGGGTGTGCGGCCGCGCGCTCGATGAGCTCGCTGACCATCCCGATGCACTCGTGACCTCGGAAGCGGATCTCGCGCGGTTCCGTGGCCGTCGGATCCTGGAAGTAGCGCCGCGGGCTGATGCGGCGCGTCACCGGGCGCTGCGGAAGCTGGCCCTCGGCGAATTGCTGCGCCACCTGCGGCGGCATCGCCTTCGCGTAGGCCGGTTGGTCCACCAGCTCCTCGAAGAAGATCCCGTAGCGGAATGCGCTGTCCAGCCAGACCGACTTCGCGACGCGCTTCATGTCCGTCACGACGATGTTGCGGTTGATACCGTGCATCACCGCCTTCGTGACGTCCTGCGCGGCTCCCGGTCGGATCGTGGTACAGCGCACGCGCGGGTTGTCCCAGACCACCTTCGGTCCGACTTGCGCGACGGCCTCGAACTCGGGGTTCTCGATCTCCGCGCTGCCCTCCACGTTTCCCGAGTACGTCGGGCCAGCGTAGCGCTTGATCTCGTCCTCGAGCCCGGTCAGCGCCTTCTCGCGACGACGAACCGCGCTCTTGTAGAGCTCCCACAGGAACGTCGGGTCGTCGAGCTTCAACATGGCTCAGAGGCTCTCGGCTTCCTCGGGAAGCGTCCACCACGACTCACGGGGGGCGCCTCGGCGCTGGCTCTGATGCACCGGGTCATGCACGAGCGCAACGCCCGATCCCTTGTCCCAGAGCATCGTGAACGTGATCTGATGCTGGCCGCGTCCGCCTTGTTCGCGCAGGTTCGTCACCCAGGCGGGGTAGAGCTGTTGGCTTCCCCGGTAGCAGACGAACACCTTGTCGCCGACGCGCAGGCTTTCCTCGGGCGCGATGACCGGACTTTCCGGCTCCTCCACTTCGGGAGCGACGGGAACGATCGGCATGGACGTGTTCTTCAAGGCACCACCAGTCCTCCCGGCTTCACCGGGTCCAGCTTCGGCGTGTCGGCGCGTCGGAAGCGGATCGGCATGACCTCGCTCTTGCCGTCGCCGATGGGAACGCTCATCTCGAACTTCGGCGGGAAGTCGCGCACCTCGTCCGATCCCCCTCGAATCGCGCGCGCCAGCTCCTCGAGCCCGTCGGCCAGCTCGTCGGCGGAACAGTCGCGGATGAAGACCCCGCTCGTCGCGTGGCAGATGACCCAACGCCGATGGCCGGCGCCGTTCGTCAGCTCCCGCATCGGGTTGCGCATCGATCGCGATCCTCGTCCCAACGTGCTCATGATCGTCTCCCGTACCGGTCCTTCACGAGCCCGCTCCGGCGCATCGCGCGCCACTTCCGGTCGTGGCCGAGGATGTGACCCGCGCTTCCAGGCTCGAACCTCGGCTCCGGGATGCGGAAGGCCGTCTGGCGACGCCACGCGAAGCCAAGGCCGTAGAGCATCTGATCGAATCCGTGGTCGGCATGGTCAGGGTCCGGCCGCTCGTCCTTCGCTCGGTGCGGCTTCTCCGTCGCGTCTGGGTAGGCCAAGAGCAGCAGTTCCTCTTCAGTCGAGCAGGGCGCACCCATCGCGTCAAGTTCAGGGTCTCGTCCCAACCTCGTCGAGTCCTGCACAAGGAACGCGCGCGGATCGTCGGGGTTGAACGCCGCGCGCACGACATCGAGGTTCGCTTCGAAGTCCTTTTCGCACGGCACGCACGGCACGCCATAGCCTTGCTCGTGCAGCGCGTTGTTGAACACCTGGATCTGATCCTTCCCCGCGCTGTCCGCCACGATCGCCACGAACGGCGAGTGCGGCTTCCTGAACTCCGCCACGAACGCGCACGCCTGCTTGGCCCACCAGTTCACGTCCTGGCCCGTGCGGTAGATTTCGGCCACGCGGTAGCACCGATCGTCTGCATCCTTGCCCCACACCGCGAGCACGCCCGGCGCGCGCACGCCCCAGTCCATCGACGCGAACCAGAACCGGATCCCGCTTCCGAGCTTCGTCCAATCCCGCTCGCGCCGACCTCCCGGAAGGTCGATCCACGGCGGAGGAGACGGTCGGAAGATGTCCTCGCGCTCCGCAAACCTCGGAAGCACGAGACCCTCCGCCGCGCACCACTCGCCGAGGAACAAGCGCCGGTACGTCACGCCCGTCAGCTTGCCGCCGCCAAGGCGCGCGACGTACTCCTTGCCCGCGGGCGTCGGGTTCCCATCGTCGTCGTAGAAGTGCGGGTTGTCCTGCAACCTCGTGCGGATGTGGTGCGTGATCCCGCGCTCGCAGCGCTTCAGGATCCAATGGTTCGGACGGTTCGGGTTGCAGTCCGCGATGAGCTGGCGAAACGGAACCGGGCCGGCACGCAGCGCACGGTGCAGGCTCTCGAACGCCTCGTGCGTCGGAAGCTCCGTCACCTCGTTCCAGTACGCGATGTCGTACTCCTGCGAGAGCAACGCCTGGATGTCCTCTGCGCCCTGCACGATGAACTCCGAGCCGTTGCGCAGCCGGTAGGTGAGCCGATGCTCGCGCGTCACGCTCCGGTTCACCACGTCGCGCCATCCGCCGCGCCGCTCGAGCAGCTCGCGCTCGAACGTCACCAGCACCGAGCGCGTGATTCGCGTCCGCTCGCGGCGAGTCAGCAAGATGCGAGCGCCGGGGTAGCGGTCGGCGACGGCCCACAGGTAGGACAGGATCGCGAACGTCTTGCCCGTGCCAGCGGCGCCCGACACGAGGATCTCGCTCTCGCCCTGCGCGTGCCAGAGCGCGCGGTTCCCGCCACGGAAGCGCGGCCCGGAGTCAACCTCCGAGCCCATCGCCACGCTCCGCGACGAGGAAGATCGGCGTGTTCTCGCCGTTCCACGCTCCGAGCACGTTGAACTCCAGGTACTCCTCGGCGTCNNCTCCACGTCGATCGTCCTCGGCGGCGGCGGGTTGTCCCAGCGCTCGGCCAGCGCGGGCGGCAGGTCAAAGTGCAGGTGCAGCGACTTCGGCGCTCCGCCTTCGTCCGCGTCCTCTTCCGCCGTCGTCGGTCGCCCGGCCGCGCGGTTCAGGAACTCCTTGATCGCTTCGAGGTCGCCATCGAGCGCGAGGTCGAGCAGCTTGGTCTTGACGGCCAGCACCTCGCTCTCGGTGATGCTCTCGGCGAGCAGGCGGCGCATGTGCTCGCGATGCCGGCGCGCGCTCTCGGTCCGAGGCACGAGCCCCCCTGTCGTCGTCAAGGGCGTGTCATCACGAGCCATATCGGGCGAGGACCGTGATCTCGGCGAGCAGGATGTCGCGTCCCCACGCGATGCCGTTCGTCGTTCCGGTGCGGTTGATCTCGTACTCGAGCAAGTACACGTGTCCGCCCTCGAGCGTGAACAGCGCCTCGCTCGACGGGATGAGGTCGAGGAAGTTGTAGCCCTCGGGGTCCTGCGTCCATCCGTCGCCGAGGAGGCCGGGGCCGGTAGCGCCGCCCGTGTAGGGCACGACCGTGCCGAGATCGACGCCGGCAGTCCAGGTCGTCGTCGCGAGCAGCGTAGCGGGCGAGCTCGCGCTGGAGCGCTCGTAGATGCGGCGCACGATCGTCGAGATCCCCTGCTGGCCGGATCCAGTGTTCTTCAGCCACGTTCCCTCGGGGCCAAGCAAGGCGGCGACGACGGGGATCATCGCGCCCTCGATGCAGGTGACCTTGTAAACCCTGGCTGCCATGGTGCCGTCGAGCCTAGCGCCTCTTGACTCGGCAGGGTAGCGTTGCGTCTCAGCCGCTCCGATCGCCCCAGGTGGGGCTCTGTCCCTGACAGCACAGGATCGCGCAGGATCGACGCGCGCGAGAAATGCTCCGGGTGGTCATCCAACGCGCAGAACGCGCGAGCGCGGGCCGGGCAGGTAGACCCGCGAGGTCGTTGCTCCGCCGGGGTACTTGAGAATGGCCTCGGGCGGGATGTGGATGGGTGCCATGGCGAAGAGCCTACCCCCCCGACGCGCGAGCCTGCGAGCGCTCCCCCGGAGGG